ATTCTGTTGGTCGGCAACAATTATTGCAGTCCAATCTTCTTGTTGGGCCAAATCTAAGCCAATCAAATGAAAATTCCCCTTGATGGGACTTCTTGGTAGATCTGGAGAGATACATTCTCGAATATCTGGAAAAATGCTTGTCAATTTATCTGTAAAAATTCCTAAAAATTCTCTATCAAAGATTGCACTTGGCAGTTTCTTTTTATAAATCTCATAACTTTCTTTCGGGTAGTAAGGGTTGGCAAGTGTTCCGAATTGGAAACCTGCTCCTTGCTCTTTAGCCAACATAAACTCGTCAAAGAACCAATCCTTTCTTAATGGCGTACTTATCATTACGATCCTGCCCTTCTTTTCACCAATTCTGGGAAAGAGATACTGCTCAAAAATCTGACGTGGAATCCTACTGGCTTCATCAACAATAATTAGGTTATAACTTTTGCCCAAAATTTGTTCTGGACTTTCGGCACTTTTCCCTTCGACAGAACTTCCCCAAGGCATTTCAATTCTTGGAAAGGGTTTGGCAATATAATTGACTGGTGCATTAAAGAATTCTCCAAGCCACTTTCTAACATATTCAAGAACTCGATCAGTCAAACTATAACTCGGCGAAATTACTAAAACTTCTCTATTGTCGGCCATTAGTTCCAACACCACCAAGAAGGCACAAACCATACTTTTGCCCGATCTCTGGCCAGCCGAGATGACAACTTTCTGCTTGCCTTCCAAGTAAGCGTTTATAATATCTTGTTGGAATTTATGGGGTTGCCAATGGATTTTTTGCATTAGCGATTTTGGATTTATTGTTTGTTGCATAATTTTTTATTTAATTGGCTGTTTAGAGAAAGTGGGTTTTGGGTTATCGACATCCTCGGCGAAACTTTCTCAGCATTCGTTCCACAAGAACGAATCAGCCATCACTTTGGAACACTCGCCCTTCAACCCTTTTTTGTGGAGGCGAAAGGAATTAAACCTTTGCCCTTAGACTTTTAAGGCAATGTGTGGAGAATGCCCATCATCCAACAATGGAAATTCTTGATATGGCAATGGGGTGGCAGAGGTTATTAGATGCGAGGGTAACCCACGCATCTTATTCAGTCGAATTATTCACCCCCAAATTTATTCTTTAGGATATAAATTCCTATCAACGTCATGTTTTTTAGCTACGCAGTCATAACAGCACTCAACCAAGTCCCAACAGTTGCCATAGATTTCAGGTCTGATTACTTTTCCACACCATCTACATTTTCCAATAATCCTGTCTCCGTTTTCTTTGCAGAACTGACCGAACTTTTTTATAAAATCGTCTGTGTCGGAGGTTGCTTGTCGGAGGTTGTCGGTGGTTGATTTGTCGGAGGTTGGTGTCGGCAGTTGGCTCTTTAAAAGTTTCCTACTATAAGCTTTTTGACATCTATCAGAACAGAAAACCTTAGACACTTTGCCTTGAACTTGAACTAACTCTTTTGAGCAGTTTTTACATTTCATAGGTTTAATTAAATTAATAAATTGACCTTTTATTGACCTTTTATTGTCTTTTTTGGGTGAAATTTATGAGATAGACATATATATATATTTAGAATTCAAAAACCCGATACTCCTCCCCCCGTCTCGACTTATTAGGGCCTGTTTCTGGGTTTATTCGGGCAGGAAAACGACCGATTTATTTATATTCATTTCTCTCTCACAAATGAGCGTTAAATAACAGAGGGGGTTTTATTTGTAGGGACTTAAAAGATAGCGTTAAATCTGCGTTTTAAGGGCTTTATGGCTCTATTTGGCTAATAATGGGCTTGATTGTTAAGATTTTGTCTTTAAAAGCGGTTCTGCGTGAGTTTTCCTATACCTTTAAACACAACGAATACCCTTAAACACAAAGAACCTATACCTTTAAATACAACGAATCTTTAAACCTTGTTATATCCTTATTTTTATTTAATTACTTTCTTTTCTTTCCCCGCCAAATATATACCTTCAAGCACAACGAACCTTTAAACTCTGTTAATCTATTAACCTTTACTAACTCTTACTAACTCTTACTAATTACTTATATCTTTTACTTTTTCTTCCGCTTTTTGTTTTTCCTCGCCATTTTCTTTTATCTCTTTAAAATTACCTTCTTCTGCTTCTGCTAATATCTCTTTTCTTTTTTCTTCGGCCCGCTTTTCTTCAAGAAGTTTAGGCAAATCTGCTGGACTTAATATCTTTTCTCTTTCCTTTTCATAATCTCTATAAAGCCCGATTTTCTGATCAGGTATCAAAGAATAAATGTTAAGGTATTTTTGAATTGCACTATCTGCTACTCTTTTATCTTCCGCAAAAATGAGATCTGCTAACCTCTTAGCAACGTCAACAGGAGGAGCGTATTCTTTCAGGGCTTCAATAAATTTTATTTCTTTATCTATTGTTGACTGCCTTAACATTTGTTGACGCTTCATTAACTCGTTCTTAACCTTTTCTTTTTTCATAAGCCGGTTAGCCATAACAGAACCGGTATTTCTATTCTTTGGTTTATAGGCCTCCATTACTGCGTCGGTTTTATTTACCCCCGAAACTACTAACTCGAGAAACTTTAATTCTTTTTCGCTAAGTTCTTTTGACATAAATTTTTTATTTTATTTTTTTATTTTCCCGCCAGGTATTAGATCGTCTAATGATTTTAAAACTCCCTGGAGGCAACGTCGTTGATCGTTTAGTTATGATTTATTAATTTTTTGACCTTTGGGCCGTTTTGTTTCAATTTATCGTTTTACCTTGCCTTGTGTATAACCTTTACCAACTGGCTTGACAAGGTGGCTTGATAGGAATAGTATATAGGTAGGAGTGGATAACTCCCAAAGATTTAATTCACTAATCCCGTTCTTTTAAAAGCTATGAATACAATATCAATCAAAAGAAGCGAGATTGAACCATTATGGTCTTATGAGCCAAAGCTAAACGATTGGTCTCATCAAGCTCATCAGATTAGTAAAGAAGATTGCGATGGAATACTTAAAATCTTGAAACCGATTTTAGAAACTATTAAAAAGGAAGCCAATGAGGAAAAACTAAAGAATCATTATCATTTCACTCCGCAACCAATTCTCGAAAAACTTGATAGCTGTAAGCAGATGATTAAAGTATTTACCCTCTTAAAACCGATTACTAACGAAGAAATCACACTTGATTTCAATTTTTAGTCCTCTTATAAACTTCTTATAATCCCCGAAAAACGGGACGGGAATTATAGGAAGGAATAAGCGGATTATTCACTAACCAATCAAACTTATGACAAAACTTTATCTGAAAAATATGCTTTGGGCCTCGTTAGTTCTAAATTTCCTGTTTTTCCTAGCCCTTTTTTTTACCTTTGAGGCCCTAATGAAGACAACCGAAATTCTGATTCATTAAAGATAAAAGGTTATCCTTTTTCACTACCCGTCAAGGGTAGTTTTTTATTAAAATTGTTAGACAATCATCTGTTCGGTCACCGAACAACGGAAGACATTGGTTAGCGGGGTTAAACTCTGTCCCTAAGAAGGGACTTGGAGATTTCCCCGCCACCAACCCTTAAAGGGCTTGTTTCCTGATAATCGTTCTGACAATCGTTTGGCAGTTTTTTCTTGTTTTCTTATCCTCTAATATCATCAGTTGTCAACTACTCTAAAGAGTAGTAGTTGACAAATGATAAATGATATTTTAGTAGCAACGTTTGTCAAATGATAAATGTCCTTGATAAACGTGCTAAACGTTATCCTTTATTTTTTACTAAAAAAGGTAAATTTTCCCTCTTTTCTAAGGTTTAATTCCTTGTTTTCTTTCAGTTCTTTAATAGCTCGGTCAATAGACGCCTCTGAAAAATATAAGGGAATCATTCTTTGGATTAAATCTCCTCTGCAAAGCTCCTTGCCGGCACTTAAAAGGTTTAGAATAATCTCTTTGGCTCTCTCAACTTTTCTGTCGTCGTCCTCGACTTCCGCCCCATATTCAAATTTCATTTTTCCTTCAATCTCCATTATTCGGATTTTAAACTGGGAATTTGGTTTTCCTTGCCTTAGTTTTGGCTGACTTATTAGAAGTTCCAGGAGATTATCGGTTCGTTTGGTATTTTCTACTGAAATCAAACTATCAATTCCACCAAGTAAAACTGTGCTACCCCTTAGAAGTTGGCCTGGATCTTGGCTAAGAAAATAATTTTCTTTCCTTAAATGGTGGCACAAAATAACCGTTATTCCTTTTCTCGTAAATTCCCGAAAAGAATTCATCAAAGCTGACATCTCTTGGGCCGAATTTTCATTTTTCTGGTGAAGATCTGCGAGAGCATCAAAAATAATTACGTTATAATTTCTGTATTCGGCTAAATCTATCAATCCTTTTAAGTTTTCTGGATCATCAATGCGAATACCCTGTAAAGCCATAAAATCGGTTAAAGTCATATAGGCAGGATCTAACATAGCCCAACGTCTTTTAATTTCCGAAAAAGTATTTTCCTCATCTACATATAAAACATTTGCCTCTTTCGTTTCGAATTTGTCTAAAAATTTTCTATTAGAAGCCAGACATTTTGCCATTTCCATTAAGAACCACGACTTGCCTGAACTGGGATTGCCGGCAACAACAATAATTCCTCCTTTTGGCACTAACTTTTCAATAAGAAACTCTGATTCTGGGATTTTTTCCTTTCCTAAATTTTCTGATTTTATTATTCTCCAACCGCAAGGCACAAATTCTGTTTTTAAAAGTTCTTGTTTGAATTTTTCAATTTTTTGTTTTTGGTCTAACATATTTCCTTCTCGACATTTTATTGAAGAGAGGCGGGAGAAGGATTGGTTCAGCCACCTCCCCTCAATAAAATCTCCGAATTAATTTTTTATTTTTCGACTTTTAAATTACTTAATTTATTTTTTAATCGTTGAAGAAGAAAATTTAAAGTTTTTTTATATTCGACGTCATCTTCAAAAAGAATTTCAAATTCGCTTTCTTCAATTTCTTCTTTTAATTTTTGGATTTTTTTATTAATTTCCTTGTTTTCTTGAATTTTAATTGGCATTGAAAAATAGGCGTAAATTTAAAGAGACCTAATAAATACCCTAACTATCAGCCCTAACCCCAGATATAACCTTACAGGACGCAAATACGGCAAAATTTGTGAGGAGCCCGGAAAATTTGCTGATTGCATATTTTTTAACTCTTAAATTTTTGTAATCGACCTTTTATTTTATTTTTCGGCTCTTTCTCAAGGGTCGAGAGTAAAATATAAAACAAAAAACCGCTTGCTAGCGGTTCTCACTATATATATGGAGCTTTTTTAAATCTTATTTTTTCTTTTTCAACATTTGCTCTCTCAATTCTCTTGCTCTTGCCTTTTTTTCTTTTTCGGAAAAAAACACTTCTTTTTTGGCAATCTTTATTTGTTTCTTAGATTCTTTGTTGGCGTCTTGAAATGCTCTCCAATCTTTTAATGTTTTCTCAATTTTTTCAAAGGGTTCAGTTCCCTCTTTTATCCAACTCAAACTAGCATTAACAAAATTTTTAATCTCATCAGGCAAAAGCTTATCAAAGGTTTTCCTTGAAAGGCGAACTCTTTTAAATATCTTTTCAGGAAGTATTTCTAGTTCTTTCACTTTTTGATTCAATTCCCCCTCTTCTATCCTATTATAAATGCTGTCGGGGCGGGTCGATACGTGTGCCGGGATAATATCTCCTATCCTTAAAACCTTTCCGTCTTCATCTCTTCCGATTACTTTTTCTAAAGATTCTTCTCTTTTATTTTCTTCTATGATTTCTAATAATTCACCAGTAATTCCCCTATTCAAACAAGTATAAAAATAAGTGATAGGATCTTTGCTCTTTTTTGGATCATAGTTTTTGCAAGCATTTTCTAATTCTCGTTCTCCTCGAACAAGCAACCTGTCAAACTCGACATCATTAATTTTGTGAGAAAATTTTCCCAGTATGCTGTTCAAGATTTTCTCAATAAAAATATAGAACTTCTCATATAGTTCCCAGTTTGTTTTTTTGTTTTCCATCAACGTCTGGAACTTAACGGAGAGGCGAGACGTTAATGAAAACAATTACGCCTCTCCATTAAATCCCTAATTATTTATTTTATTGACCTTGTTTTATTTTCTTTGGCGGTCTTCCAAGTCTTATTCCATTTGACCTCGCCCTGGCTAACCCGGCCAATGTTCTCTCTCTAATACAGTCCCTTTCGAACTGGGCGAAACTTCCAAGAATGTTGATCATTAATTGGTCTGTCGCATTATCAGATAATCGAATATTGTCTTTTAAAGAAAAGAACTCAGCATTGTTTTGCCTCAGAATATCCAAGTCATTGACTAACTCTCTTAAACTCCTGGCCCAGCGATCCAGTTTCCAAACTAAAATCCCATCCCATTTCCTTTCTATAGTTTCCTGGAATAATTGGTTTTTGATTGGTCTTGTTTTCCTGCTTGATTCTTCTTCCTCAAAAATCTGATAATCATAGCCCATAGCTTTTGCATAGCGTTCCAATTCTAAGGTTTGGTTCTCGTTTGTTTGGTCTTCCCCTTTACTTACTCGACAATAAATTGCTACTCTTTTAGGTGTTTCCATTTTATTTTTAAGGCAGGAACAACAAGAATTAATTGCTTAAAACTTGTTGCTCCTGTCTGCAATTAATTTTTACTATTCGACCTTTAATTGCTATTTTTGACTATTTTTCTAAAATATGACCCCCTACAATTCATTGAGACGACGATCCGCAGCTGGTTCGATAGTTAGGTCGTCTCTTTTAGAAGATATTTTAAAAATCGTTATTATTATAATTTACTATTACTATTAATACATATTACTAGTGGTTGATTACCCAGATATGGAGAATCCATATTTAGGTTTTCCAGATGTGGATATTTAATGCTTAGGAGGAACTTCATAAATCGTATAAATCAACCGAATGAACCTTCCTTTTTTATTCCTTATTCTTTCCCTTTCTAAATAACCAAACTTTTCTAATTCTTTTAGTCCCGAATAGACAGCAACAGATTTATCTCTTGAACGTTTAATCAGGTCAGATAAATAAATTTTCCAATTATTCGGTTTACTTAACAGATAAAGTAAAAGTCCTTTTGCTTTCCAGGATAGTCGAATATCCTCAACCGGTCTTTTATCAATTTGGACAAAAGGGAGTTCTCTCTTTTTAATTCTAATGATTGTCGGAGCTTTCTCTTTTCGTTGTCTATACTTCTCCATTTGTTGATTTAGAAACTCCTCGTCCATTGTTTTATTTTACCACAAAATTATTTTACAAGCAATCCCCTATTTTATTTTTCATCTTTTAAGGGTTAGAGGGGTTAGTTTTTATATAGCCCTAAATTTCGTGAAATAATGTCGCTTTTTCGCTAAAGAATTCATTTAGCGAGGTCTAATTTCCAATTTCTCCGAATAAAAATGCTCATTTCAACTCATTTTCTATCTAAGGGGAGCGATAAAAATGACACTTTGGACTTGACAGGTTTTTAAATGCTTTTTTACGAACAAATCTTTTTATTTTATTCTTGACAAATCCCATTTTAGAGGTCGTGGTATAATTAAGGTAGGAACGGCAAATCCTTTTAGACCGTTCCGCAATCAAGGATTGCTGGAAGTCCTTTGACAAATAAATATATGAATAAAATCAATAAAGCAAAAGTAGGTGAAAAATATCTAATCAAGTTTGTTGATGACCCATTTCATTCCGAGCTTCCTAAAAACCACTGGAAGGAAGGTATAATAGCTCCTTCTTGCGGTCAGGATAGTCCTGGTGTTGGTCAATGGACTTGTATCACCCATAATGTCGTTTTCGGCAACCAACTACAGAAAGATGGGCATATCCATACTGGAGAACATACTTTAGCGTGGTGGTGTCCGAAGTGTTGCGAATACGAAACTCCTTAATTCTATCTCCGCCGATTTTTCCAGCTCGGCGGTTTTAGTTTGAAAGAACTAACCTTTTTTATTTTTCATTTTTTATTCTTTTTTAATTTCTTCTACCGGTTTTGATTCTTCTTTAAAACTACCTTCTTCAAATTTTGTTTCTTTGGGTTCTTTTGGTGCGTGTAATTGCTTTTGAAGATAGTTAATTTGGGCTCTCAACATTTGTTTTGTAGTCCTTGCGTCCATAATTATTTTTTCAACCAAGCCCTTAAAATAATTCTTTTCTTGGGTGAGTTCCTTGTCTTTTTCTAAGAATTGCCTATCCTTCTCTAAGAATCTATTTTGCCAATCCTTTCTTTCTACCCTATCTTCTTTTAGGATTTCAAAGTAATTCTTGTCTACCCATAGTTTATCCTCTTGGGTAGACACTTGGGGAGTAGCTTCTTCGGTTTGGGTAGACACTTTTATTTGCTTGCCCACTCTTACCTCGAACTTCCTGACTAATTCCAAGAGATTCGGCTTCTCTGTCCATAGCTGATAACATTTTTTACTTCTAATAAGTAGGACATAACTTTCTAAAATCTGTCCGTCGGGTGTGCCAAAATGTCCCTCAATTTTCTCTTGTTTAGCGTCGGGATTGTTAGTTAGGACAAGTTTTTTAATAATTCTTCGGGCTTGTTTCTCGCTGATTTCAAAAAACTCTGCAACTTCAGGTATCGTTAGCCATTCTTCTATTATTTGGGTAGACATAATTTTTAATAGTGGGTAGACACTCCCCTTTTAGTGGGTAGACACTTTTTCCTATTATTTAAGATTAACACAAAAGTGGGTAGACAGGGTAGGGTAGGGGATTATTTTTTAGTATGGGTCTTAATCCATTCCTCGTTTTTAGAGGTTTTGGGAATCACAAAAACCGAGCCGGCAATCTTTTCGGAATCTAATTTTGATTTTTCCCGACACCATCTCCAAATTGTATCCTTGGTTCTTCCAGTAATTTCTACGATTTCTTTAATAGTATAATAATCTTTCCTCATACTTCTATATTAACAAAGCAAGCCCTCCTGTCAAGCCCTGTGGATAAACTTCTTGACTCCTTGTCTTGATCTGCGAAAATCAAAGTAGGCGACCAAGTTATACCAATGGGGTTTTTAATCCCTCGTGGAACATTATCCCATTGGTAATGGTCGCAATCCACGGGGGATTTAAATTTTCAAAAGAATTCTTTTGGGGGAGATAGATACTTTCGAAATAAAATCGAGGGTCGCCTCTGTCTCTCCTATAAAGAACTTTTTCAAAGTGGGGCAGGAATTTAGATAAGGTTTCTCGAAGGAAAGAAACCGAAGAAAAAAAATAAAATTTAACTCCTGCCTCGCTTTGAGAAAGGTCGACAAAATTAAAAGCAGTCAAAAAATATCCGAAAAATCCTTCGTCTTTGATTGCTTTTAATAGAATTATTAATTAACAATACTTTAAAAAATAATGAAAAAACTTATAGCAATTTTGTCAATATGTTCTATGCTTCTTGGAATAGCACCCTTGGCTTTAGCTACCGACACAGCAATCGTAACCTGCACCGCAACTGGAAACGTGGTTATCGATTTTGCCCTAACATCTGACGGCGGGGAAAATTTTGGGGTCTTCTTTCCGTGGAAAACAGGGGACACTCCGATTGTACCCGCAGAACTTCAGAAACTCAAAAACAATTCAAGTATAGCTCTTACGATTACTGCCAAATCTTCTACTGCTGTAAATGGTGCAACGACTATAACGCCTTTCAGGGATTCACCAGGCGGGAGTGAGGGAGATTATGGATTCGGTATTAGAACAACAATCGGGGCTAACGCAGAAGTACCGCTTGACTTGGTTTATCAAACAGCAGGAACTATTGCTCCTGGGGTAGAATCGAACACCAGTTTCAAGTTCTTCGCTCCAAAAGTGCTGACAAAATTAGGCGAATACACATTTTCTATCACGTACCTCGCGACGATTTAGATTTTATTGATTGCTTCCTTTTTCCTTGTGGTTTAAGGAAGCAAGATTATGAAATTTAAACTTTTCCTTTTAATACTTTTATTAACACCCGCTTTTACTTTTGCCTATTCTTTGAAAATGAATCCCGCAAAAATGGAAGTGCCTGAAAAAAGACCATTGAAGGCAGGAGAAACCATTCAACTAAGTCCCGATTTTTGGATTTATTCGGATCTGCCCGACAATACCACTTTCAAAATTACTGCCGAATGTCTTGGTGATAAAGATATGAAAGAAAAATGTCCTCAAAGCGATTGGTTTATTTTTACTCCTTCAGAATTTCAGCTTTCTTCAGGTATCGGACAAAAGATAACTGCAACAATAAAAATTCCCAGAGATAATGTTGAGAATGGAGATTACCTTGCCTTGCTTGTTGCTACTCCAAGTTTAAATTCTTCAAATTCTGATAATGGTGCTAATGCCTCTATCGGAATTGCAGTCGCTTCAAAATTGTACTTCAAAATCGCTGGAAAATTGCCCATAAAGAAAGTGATGACTATTTGGCTTCAAGCAAACGTTTTTGACAAGCTCTCGGCTTCGTTATCAAGGATAGGTCTTTCACCCAAGACAACGCTTATTGTTGGCGGAGTTTTCTTTGGCGGATTTATCTTGATTTCATTAACCCAAAAAATCATTTCAAAAATAAGAAAAAAACCTGAAATTAAATCCGAACTCGATGGCGTGCCAAAATTAAATGGAAATTTAATCGATTTGCGAGGTATGAAACCGTGGAAAGATAATTAAATAAAGTTAGGGAGGAAACATAGTGCAAAGATAAAAGAGCAACGTTAAAAATCTTTTCCACCGCTTGTCAAAGGCGGTTTTTTCGTTTTCCTCGACTTTCTTAGAATCCCTTTTCTTCCCCTTAAAATATGCCATTATTTAGCATTCTTCCCCTACAAATACGAGAGATATGCCTTAAGACGACCCAAACTACCTTCCCCTCACAAATGAAGTTAAAAACAAAAACCCCGTTACCGGAGTTTTTGCTCTTTGTCAATTTGGGTTTAAAACGATCAAGGCCTTGAACGTTTATTTCTTGCGAAGTTTGTCCCAAAATTTACCCATAACAGATTTAACAATAGCGTCATCTTTTGCTTTCTGACCACTTGCAATATATTCTCTATCAGCTTTTTCTTCTTCCTTTTTTTCCAATTCTTTCTCTTTCTTATTCTTCAGGGTTTCTTCCAAATCCTGCTTGTCGCCTTCCATTATTTCTCTCAAATACTTATCCCTCTTTCTCTTTCCAAAAAGCAGAGAATTATTGGGTTCACCATAAACTCTTGTTGCCTCGTCTGAAATATCCTTTGCCCTATCTAGAATTTCGTCATCACTTAAACCACTAATCAAATCGGGATTCTTTTTAAGTTCTTGGTAGATATTTTCTCTTTCCTTTTCCTTCCTTTTTTCATTTTCCTCAACTTCTTTTTGTTTCTTGGTAAGCTCTCTTGCACCATCAAGGATTCTCTTTGCCTTATCCACCTCATTTTCCTGGCTATGATATTGTTGCGTTTCAACATAGTTGTCAAAATCTTTTTCTGAAATTTCTGCTTTCTCTAAAATCATTCTTTTTAATTCTTTCTTTGCTTCGGGATAATCTTTAGATAAAATTTCCCCTGTCGCTTTTCCTTCTTCTTCTAATTCTACAAAACCTGCCTCCATTACTTTTTTGACATTTCCCAAATGTTCCTCTTTGGTTTCTCTGTCCTCTCTTTCTGATTTTAATTTTTCTAATTCTGTTTCTTCATATTCCAGATTCTCCTCGAGGATTTCTTTAGCGTTTTCTAATTGTTCTTTATTTTCGTCTTCCATAGTTTTAATTTGTTTTATTTTCTGGTTCGACCTTTTTTGTATCCGAAATTTTCCCAGAACCAATCCGTGGAACTGGTATTCTTAAAGTGAATGGAAATTTTGGGCGTCTGGGTTTTATGTTGTTTATGATTTCCCGCCTAAGAACCTTATCGTGTTTAAAATCTATTTCTTCGAAGATTGGCATATTATTTTTGTTCTAATTTATCTAATTCCTCGGCAAATTTTCGATTAAAGGACGCTCTTTCTTCGGGAGTCATAAGCTCGGTTCTTTTTTCCCAGCTTTTCTTTCTATCTTTTTCGATGTTATCCGCTAAAGCATTAGCTATTTCTCGCTTTTCTTGGCCCATACGAATATCATAAAGCTCTCTACCAAACTGACCTCGTTCCACCCATAAACTAAAGGTATGATCGTCCATATTTGCGATGTCCTCGGCTGAACGTTCCTCGGTCTCTTCGAAAGGAATCGTTAAATCTGGACTTATCCTTCCATCTTTTAATTTTTGTTGTAAATCAAGAAAGAATTTTCGTTGATTAAATGTTTCGTCTAACTTTCTTTTATGTTCTTTTTCTTGTTCGATCCACTCTTTCTGCTGTGCGTCTCCTTCCCTTTTCCCTTTTTCCATTTCTTCCCGCTTTGCTAACATTCGCTCATTATTTATCTCGTCTTGAGTCGGCACATTAAACGCCTTTCTTTGACTTGCCTCAATTAACCTGCTACCTTCATTTTCGATTGGCATATATTTTTAACTATTTAATTTATTATTTTATTCGACTTTTTATTTTTTAAGGAGGCGAAATAAATAAGACAAGGTTCTTATCCTTTCGCCACCTTAAAGAAACCTCGACTTTTATTGTTTAGATTTTCCTTCTAACTTCTTAGTTTCTTCCAAGACACGATTATACTTTTCTGCGAGTTTTATTAATGCTTCGTGGTTAGTTAAGTCGACTACTGGGGGAACTCCACCAGAGCCAGCCGAACCGTCCTCTTTCATTCCGAAAAACTCGTGTAGTAAAAACTCTTTACGATTTTTGTTTACCATATCATTTTATTTATTAATTTATTATTACTTCGACCGACCGACCTTTAAACTTGGGGTTTGCCAGAGACACCTGAATACCCAGGAATGACTCTTGCCAATTTTGCCCATAGTTTCCTCCCCAATTTTTTGGTTTGGGACTTGTTTGGTTTTCTTACTTGTTTTGTTTTTGTCATATTTTTATTTTTTTAATTTCCTTAACTTTTCTCTAAATTGGAAAGTTGTTAAATACTGATCTTCATTCGATTCCCCTAAAACATTAGGAATTTTTGGTGCATTCATTTTTCTTCTATATTGAATTAAATCGATCACTTCTTTATCTACAATTACTTCCTCCAAGGGTTTTCCAGAGGTCTTTGCCTGATCAATCAGCCAACTTCTTTCCTCGCCGGTGAAGTTGCGTTTGATTTTTATTTGGGTGATTGGATCTTGGCTTTTCAGGAATTTCTGTTCTTCAGCTTTTAAAGAATCTAAATCTTTTTTCTTTTCTTCTAATTCCTGTTGCTTTTTTGCCCTTTCTTTTTCCTCCTCCGCTTCCCAATCAATTTCAGATCCTGTGGTTATTTCAACCGCCTTTCTAAAGATTCCTTCTTTATCATCGGATTCTTCTGCTTCATTGTTGGTTTCGTCTAAATTTTCTTCTAATTCGTCTTCCATATTTTTTTATTTTTGTTAGTTAATAATTTCTCTCGACCTTTAAAACCTTTAAATTAAATATCGCTTGAACGAGCAATCCTTTCTCGGTCTTTGGCTCGCTGTTTCATCTCGTTTATTTTTTGTTCTATTGCAGTTTCGCTTTTTTGTGGCCCTCGAATTTGTAAATTCCAGCAAGCCATAAAAAGAGCATCGCACAAATCATCGTGTAGTCCGCTTGGAACACCATATTTGATATTGCCGGCTTCAGATAAGACATAACTATAAGACAATAATTCATCAATCAAATCTGGGTTATTTGGAATTTTAATTGACCGGCTTTCAAATAAGCCAATCATCTTCTCAATTAACTTTTCTTTGCTTCCTCTTTTTTGCCAATCCGCAGAAATCGTGCCTGTGCTTACCCAATCCTCAACCCACGCACCCTCGTTTCTTAACTGCTCTGAAATAACAGCCCCGATATTCCTTGAATCAATAATTATTCTGCAAGGCGTATAAGTTTGAGCAATTCCTAAAATTCTTTGAAGTTGAGCTGGGTAAGGAATTCCTTGCCACCTTTCAACTCTAATAATTTCTTGATTCTGTTGGTCGGCAACAATTATTGCAGTCCAATCTTCTTGTTGGGCCAAATCTAAGCCAATCAAATGAAAATTCCCCTTGATGGGACTTCTTGGTAGATCTGGAGAGATACATTCTCGAATATCT